GTAATAACTTTACCAAATTTTCGTCCAAGGCGAGACAGCCGAAAACGTCTATAAAATGAAGTTGTTGCCAAGTTCGCTTCTATGACCTTAAATGGAGTGGGCATTGTAAATATGTAAATAGGTAAATATTGTATATAGTATACGTTTTTCTTTTTCTTTTATAGATAGGACAAGTACCCGAAACAGAACGGAACGAAACTAAACTAAACGAACCTAAAAAGTTCAAGTTTTAGGTATTTTTCTCTGTTCTGTTAACCATATGGCTGCCCAGAGGTGTTGTATATAGATAAACGTCTGGTCGTGGCAATTTTCAGTTGTTTGTGAGAGTAAAAATTTTAAGATCTTTATCTCAAATGGTAGATAGTAAGTCGAAATAAAGTTAGTTAATATTTTTAGATTCATATTTTAGTGATTAAATTCCACGAGTTTGAAATCGCGTTAGAGAAATAAAAATTAAGAAACATTTCTTTGTACTTATGTTCATTCAAGTTTATTAAATAAAAATAAAAAATTTTCCATTTCAATAAATAAACCACGTCACTGGATTGGTGTTGTTACACGGAGTGTCTCAAACTAACTAGAATATGGCAGTGGTGTTTTATTTGCTTTGCTTATTTATAATAATAATTTTGTTTACGTGCAGAATAAGCATAAAAAATATTCATTCAGTACAGCACAGGTTCTGACTTTATAGTGCGTTATTAGAGATCATGGATTGTAAAATAGGGTTAGATTTTGGTACTACTTTCAGTACTATCAGTGCGTACGTTAATGGGAAGATGTTTGAGCTTCCTTTAAATAACACAACATATATCTCCACCTGCATCGCTATTACGTCTAACAGTGACGCTGTAATTGGGGGTGCTGCAGAGATTTTGTCTAGTGATGTTTCCCCACATTGTTTCTTTTATGATCTAAAAAGGTGGGTCGGAGTCGATGAGAAATCTTTCGACGTAGCAAAAAAGAAAATAAAACCGAAATATTCAGTGGAGTTGAAAGGTTCCGAAGTGTATATTACGGGAATTAATAAAGGGTACAGCACCACTCTGTCCGTCAGGCAATTGATTAAGGCTTACATAGAGACCATAGTTAAGTTGTTTGCAAAGACTTTCAATCTGCAAATCAGGGACTTAAATCAAAGTGTGCCCGCTGACTACAAGTGTGCGCAAAGGTTGTTTGCAAGGTCTGTACTCAATTCTTTATCGTTTCCATGCAGGAGGATAATAAACGAACCATCTGCCGCTGCTGTATACTGTGTCAGTCGTTATCCAGAATACGATTATTTCCTTGTATACGACTTTGGAGGAGGTACTTTCGACGTATCATTAATCGCTAAATACAAGAAATACGTGACTGTGGTAGACACTGAGGGAGATTCTTTCTTAGGAGGTCGTGATATCGACATGAGTATAGATAATTACCTAAAAACTAAGTACAAATTGAGTGGCAATATACCCGCTGTGTTTTTAGCTTTAATAAAAGAAGAATGTAACACTCTGGGGAAATCTAGTTTTACTGTAATATTAGATAATGGTAGTACTGCAGTTATTGAATTCTCTCCCGAAGAGTTGAGGGCTTGCGTGGTTCCGTTTGCAGAAAAATCAGTGGAAATTTTAAATAGAGTTGTGTCTAGAAATGGCCTCACCACTGGAGTGGTATTCCTAGTAGGAGGTTCTTCCTTGCTTAAACCTGTTCAATCGGTAGTCAAGCAATATTCCACTCAGATAGGTCTAACCGTTTTGATCGACGAAAATATGAGAAGTGCTGTGTCGTACGGTTGTTCTCTGTTGCATTCGTTGGAAGACAGTGGTAATATTATTTACATAGATTGCAACTCTCATCCGTTGTCAGATCTATCATTCAATTGCGATCCTAGCGTCGTAGTTCGAAAACCTATGAGTATACCATATAAACAAACCATGCCAAGAAAACATGAGAGACAAGTTCACACAGAAGTTAACATATACGAAGGATCAGATTTGTTTTGTCTAAACAATGATTGGTTGATCAGCAGTAAACTGACGTCTACAGACTATGCTAAGGTTGGAGAACCTTACAGCATCATATATGAGTATACTATCGATGGAATTATAGAATTGAGCATAAAGAATGAAGTGACCGGGGTGATAAGTAAGTTGAAAAACAGTTTCGAAAAATCCAGTACAATAGAAAAATTAGAACTGAACTTAACTCAATTGTCTAATGTGGATGAATTGTGCACTGTAATAGCTTTGTTGTCTTACCGTAAGAAAGAACTTAACAAGTTAGCGAAATTGTTTAACATTCCAAACATGCTGATACAGGCAAGTAAAAATTATGGTGATTTCAAGATTCTCTATTCTATGTTGTCAAGGGACAATAGTAATTTCAAGTGATGTTAGTGATTTTAGTACTTAGTGATTCAGGAAGATATATAACTCATTACTTTTCGGACAGGAGCGATTTCAGTGGGGAAGAGTTGATCATTTTTAGTGAGGACATCAGTATCGTGATAGATCTAATTCTGAAGTGCCCGTACCACAAGCAATCATGGTGATAATGACAGAAGACAGAAAGGCCATTCTATTTTTTCAAACGTTACTGAAAAAGTCAAACGTGTTTGAAGAGATGACAGAAGTTAATAACTACATAAAAGGTAATTTGAGATTGGTTAACAGTAATAGATATCCGTCTATGTCTAGGGGAGCACCTTTTTATTTTGATTCGGAATATTACTTGAGTGGTGGTAACGTAGTAGTATATCCAGATTCACACAACACTTATCTCAAGTTGTTGGTAGTGTACTTAGATAAATGTTATAAAAACTACACCAAGAAAACTGGGTACCCGGGTAAGAGTCTTTTGACGATTAGAGACTATGGTTCTTACATCTCTCGATGGAGTGACTATCATGACAAGTCTATCACTGATTATCTGACTCACAACCCTGGTGTCGGGTGTGTGTTTACCAATGAGGACATATCAAACGCTTATCCCAATCAGAGTGAGATAACAAAGAGAATCCTGTACAGGATCAGCAATTCCATAGGTCATATGCCTAGTTTAAATGAATTCGAGAAATCCGAATTGAGTTCTTTTGCCATTGAAACGGAGAGAGATGCCCCTGTTGTTCAAAATGACTCGAACACATCTCAATTCTTCAAGGAATGTGTGAACACTTTGCGTACTTATCTAGCGTATTCTGGGAGTAGTATAGGGAAAGCAAAATTGGATTCGACTAAGGTGAGTTATGATATATTCATAGAGTCTTTATCTGGCGATTTCGATAGAGAATCATTGAAAACCAATCCACTCGCCATATCCAAATTCATGCAGTTGTACACAAAAATTGGTGGTAATAGTGAAACTTTTAAAGACAAATTCAACACTCTCAAACTGATGAGTAATCCATTTAGAGAATTTTGCGAGAGGGCGTTCAAAATAAACGTCAATAGTAGTAAGGACGTGTTGTATGAAAAGATACCTAGAGAGAAAACTTCAGATATCTTGGCAGATGTGGATATGTTTTCTAGAATATTGGTTAGAACTTCAGACTATAAGATAGAATCGAATAACAACACATTAAATTCGGTCATAGATACAATCGTCACAGAAGCATTGAAATTGTTCTTCCCGAGAATGAAAGGATTATATCCCCTAGAGATAGAATTGGCGTTTTTACACTATTTTGCTTTAAGTACTACTAACTCAAAAAGAAGAGGTGATAAGAGAAAGAACGTTATTTCTATAAACGGTGAAGAAGTTCAGATATCTATGAATGATATTTGTAATCGAGTTGATTCTATTTTAAGGGAAGCTGGTGCATTTCAGAGTGGTATCAATTACGTGAGGAAGTGGGCTAATAAGAGAGGACATATTGCTTTGAATCATTTTAAAAACAATCGCACAAAGTTATATCTGTTTTCTGACTACCCTAAGTTGTTGCCTTACATGCGATTCGATTATTTCAAGGCGTTGGATATCGAATTACTTACAGAAGAAGAGAGGCTTTCTTTAAACACTTTGAGGTTGATTACCGAAGATAAAAGCTCGCATTCGAACGACACTAGAGCGGATTTGTTGTCATGGACTTTGAGATATTGATCAAAGAAAAATCTCCTGAAATTTTTTCGGTTTACGTCAATTACATAATTAATAGTTATTATAACGGGTTAGGTCCTACGTCCGATCTGTTAGATTTGATTAATAAGAATTTTTTGACGTTTTCATCGAGAGAGTGTGAGATTGATTCGTGTATTGAAGATTTCGATATAAAGTACTACTTTCGTTGTTTAGAATATTGTAAAAATGGAAAACTTATCTGGTAATGCAAACTTTGATGAAACTAACACCAGTCGTGTAAACTCTGATGGAATTGGAAGTCACATGGAGCATGATGATGATGACAGGTCAGTCAACGGACCTCCAAGTGATGAGATAAACAATCATACTACGAGATCTGTTCATGGTAGAGATCACACGTCAGGTAATATAGGAGATTACTCAAAAGCTGACTTGAGTAGAATTATGGTCAAGGTCAGTAGACCGGATGCTATGAGTGAATCCGATAGTAACTTGTATAAAGAGGTGATTGTTGAATATCTGAAAAACAATTGTACTGGAGGTGCGGAACCGGATAAAGTTTTAGTGGTTGCATTTTTTGTTGCACTATGTCAGTATGCTCTCAACTCTGGCACTTCGGTTAAAGCAATAAGTGACAGGACTGTGGATTTGAGTTTTGGGTATGACAATCAAAAATATACAGTTAAAGCGGGACATTTTTTATCATATGCTCAATCTAGAACGTCAGGTCACCCAAACGCTCTAAGGAGGTTCATGCGATCTAGTCTGGAAACAGTTAAACAACTACAAGATGTTGGGCTGATATATTCTAATGGAGTCGTGGCCGCGAAACATGGGGTTGTGAAAGAATTCAGAAACAGCTATGCAGACTTTGACACTGGTCATCTAGACAGAATGTCTAACGACGATCTGGCTGCGTTGATGTTAGCTAAATGTCATGCATTGAAGAAATCCGAAGGTAATAGTAGAACTATATACAATACGGTGCAATTGGCTGATATGAAACACCCATGCTAAACGCAATATGATGGAAGAAGAAATATCCTTAGAGAATAGGGCAGTTAAGGACGGACTCAGTTTCAACGTCAATATTGGTGATAAGTTCGACAGAGAAGTCAACTTGTCTATCAATTTGGACCGTGTGAAACATTTCGGTTATTCCTATGTATTCGTATGTATAGGCGACAGTTCTAATAGATATCAATTGGGATGGGAAAACATCACGAAATCCAGTTTGTCATTTAACCATCTAAAAAATGGTAAATATGAGAACGACTTCAGTTTAATGAGGTCTTTCACAGTGGATTTTGACAACAATATGGTAGTCAACATTAGACTCGTCAACAACAAATTGGCTGTGAGTCAAGGAGGTAGAATGACTAATGTGTTGTGCGATTTACCCAGTTCACTGAAAGTAGAACTTTGGATATCCTTCTCGTTAGACATAGGTAATAAGTATGTCAAAGGGAAATCGGCTATCAAATCAGTGGATTGCTCAAACTTGATATCGAAGAGATTGGTTGATGGAGTGGTACCTCAACTGACTTCTACACATTCGTTTTTAAAAATCGGTAGTGACACGAGTAGCATCAAACCTGTAAAAAATGATGTGTTAATAGAAAAAATAAAAACCTTTGAAGATATCCTGGTCGCAGATGTTGAAGATCATAAAGACATAGAGGAAGATAGATCAAAATATGAACTACCTGACGTAACGTCTGAATTTCAACAGGAAGATAAGATAAAACAAGTGAGGTTGTATGACGTGTTGGATTGTGGTGGCAAATCTTTCTCCACTTTAACCATTAACGCAAAATTTAAGCCTTTCAAATTTGTAGATATGGTTAACTTATTGCAGTTGTGGTATGGAGACTCAAAATCTAACAATTTAGAGCTGTTGATACGTTATGATGAATCACAACGAGATAGATTGACACTTCAACTCATGTATACTAAAAACGGCAGATGGAGGATGTTTGAAGAAAAGAAGGTGACACTGGATGAACAGCAGCTTAACAAAGACGATGGTTCAATCAGTTTCGGACTGAGGAAAACTAAAAACACCTATGTCGTAGTACACAACGGAAAAACTTTATACAGTTTCGATCATGCAATTAGGAATAATTCACTAAAAGTAGGATTTGAATTTCAGATACCCGTGATTGTATTTCAAAAATACAGTTCGGAAACTTTAAAAAGACCGGTGGGATACGGGAAAATTGTTGAAATACTTATAGATGGGATTCCTATCAAGTACAACAGCAATTTGATGTTAGAAGACAACTCCAACATAAATATAATGAATATGAAAACATTAGACACAATAAGTTCGGACAATGCAAAAAATGTGCGAGAGATGTTCTCCAGAAAAAGAGATCCCGATCAAGAAAACAATAATGTTGAAATTGTAGACATCGATAAGCCAAATGAAAAGAACCGTCCGAGTTTGATATGTCAAAATTTTATAGGAGAAATCTCAGACAACTACTTAAGGTCTCTAAGAAACAAATGTGAAAAGAAACTTGAAGGTCTCGGTGTACCTAAGAACTTAACTTTCCAAGTACTTTGTCAACTATCCATGACATTCTCAACATCTCGAGAATGCGCGTCAAAGCAAGATCAATTCTTAAAAGTGATTACCAGTGACAATAAATCCTCTATCGTCGTGAACAAAAAAGATGTTTACCAATCAATAGAAAAAGATATAATGACTCACCGGAAGTACAATCTTGAGAGAATGATGTTGAGAGAGAGTTCCAAGGAAGTGCTTGATTTACTAAGAGAAGGTAAGTTGACAGTGAACAGTAGAACAGCTTTGAAGTTAGGATTTTTATCTGAGAAATCTTACCTATGTTGTGATTTCCTGGATTACAATAGAGTTCTTTTGACAGAAGTAGAAAAGTCTGCTGTGTCCCTCAGCTTAAATAAACTGTCCAATTTAAATAAGAGTAAAAGGACATTGGTTAATGTTTCACAAATAACATAATGGATAGCCCGCCCAGATTCGTAAGTGTGGATAAGAACGAAGAAAATGATGTAATACTGAATTTCAATTCCAATTTTTGGAGAGTATACTCTGCTCTAAGTAATGATGCCATAATGACATGGGACGAATTGTATATGTTCAAACAATTATGTCTATCTTTATTAACTGAATGTGAAAGCTTACCAAACAATTTGATTTTATATCACACCAATACAATGCCTCACGAAATATTAGGTTCTCGTAGGATTAACGATACCGATATAGATTTACACTCTAGTAGGTATTTCCAGAACGTAACCAAACAAGTCGTTCGGTTTCTACTAGAAGACTACTTGATCATAATCAACATGAAATTGCATATGAAGAAAGGGTTGCTGGATGTGTTAGACGTAGACGACATACTCAGAATGATAAAATCTACAAATTTGGAGGTCTTGAAGTCTATAGTGTTGAGTTACATCTGCAGCAGTTTCGGTGAATGCAAACTGTATTGCAGACATCTGTCGATAATCTTTGAAGAAGATCACAGATTAAAGTCTTTGTTGAAACTATTCAAGAAGAACAAGAGTTTAACTTCAAAGGAAATTGGAGTTATAAGGGCAACAATTAATAATGGTATAATAGGAAAATTTACCATAAAAAGATCATTTGGATTTGGAATTCCTTTCGAAAATATTAATTTATAATAGGGGTTGTTTGCAAAACTATATCCCTAGAGTCAACCAGCGGCTTAAGCTGAGTCTGGTTTTAAATCTCAAAAATAGTATATATAAGAAATACAGCACAAGTATGTGTATTTCTTAGTGTCTCCTAAAACAGTTGTTTAACTGTGCCTAAAGGAGATATACTATTAATTAGTATAGGC